GTACTCGTTGCCTGACAATTACTATGTTGTGCAGTTTGATCGTGAACTGCTGGATAATGACTTTGCGAAATTTCGGAAGCCATATCCATTCTACCCTAACCGAGAAAAGGCACAGATGGTTGAGGATGCAATGATGCGTCTTCTTATGCCGTTTATGTTTGCTGATTCTCTTTCGTGGACCGAAGCTTTGTCTTATATGGACTTATCTCAGTCTCCTGGTTGGCCTCTCAACCAAGTCTACCACACAAAGCGTGAAGCTTTGGAGAACGAATATGACCTCATCAAGAGTGTTGTGTTCGGAATCTTTGAGTTTGGTGAGGTAGATTATGTGTGGAGAGGTCGTCGCTACAGGACGTGTTATTGGCTAACTTCACCCAAAGAGGAGATTCGTCCCCTCGAGAAGCTGGCTAATCCGGACAAGGCTAAGAATAAAGTTCGTACCTTTATGTGTGGTGATATGTTTTCCTACATTGTTGGCATTATGTTGTACGCACGACAGAATGATAACTTGCTGAGCATGGCTTTCAGCAACCACTGGTCCTCTGTTGGGATCTCAGAGTGGTATGGAGGATGGCACCAGCTAGTTCAGATCTTGCATCGCAATGGTTTGGGCAAGTTTGTGTGTTTGGATGCATCACATATGGAGGCCAGTTTTAATGACTTCCTTCAATGGGTTATCTATAAGTGTCGTAACTCAGGTATCAATGGGCTAGAATTAGCTAAACGTTGGTATCTGAGCAATATCGTTCATTCGATGTTGATCGATGTTCATGGTAATTTAGTCATGAAAACTGGTAAGAACCCCTCGGGTGGTTTTAATACGCTCACTGATAATGGTCTTTGTATGACGTTTGTATTTTTGTATAGTGTTTCTTTTTCTTGCGGAAGTGTTGAGGAACTGGTTAGTAAATACCAGACGCTCGCCGTTAAGATTATGGGTGATGATTCGATATTTGAGGATCGTGACGAATTCGCGGACACGGTCTCAAGAGCTTCCGAGTTGGGTTTCAAGTTGACCCTGGAAGCGTCGGGTCCCATAGAACACTGTACATTTCTGAGTAGAGGATTCTACTTTGATAGCAAGAAGCGTTGCTATATCTTTCGTCCTAACTTTGACAAGCTCATGTCGAGCGTGTTCTTTTGGTTCAAGCGGTCTTCCTGGCGTTTGGCGTTTGTTAAACTGTGTGCTGTGAGGCAGATGGTTTATGCGTTCGACGACTGGCGTCAGGAGATCGATTATTTGATTCAATATTGCTTCAGCAAACATAATGATGATATGATTCGTGAGGGCCATCTTGATGAGCTCATCTCCTACAACTCTGTTGTGGGTGCCCTTATGAGTAACGAGAAAAATGAATTGTTGATCTACGGTCCATACGCGTAGGTCGTTTTGGGGTTGAGCTCGTGAAACCGATACCCAAAATAAACCGCTTTTGCGGTTTTTCTTTATTCTTCTTCTTATCATCTTAATCTTATTCAATTGAGATATGTCTGCTAAAGCGACTCGTGCTGAGAAGGTGCTCACCAGGATTGGTGACCGTCT